GAATGGAGGAGCACTGGGGTTGACACTGACAGATTGTAATGAGATCTTGCAGATGATTTCTCTAATATTAGCTATAGGATTTACGATATATAAATTCAAAGCATCTTCAAAGTAAAACATCATGGGCCCATTTTTATCAAAAATATTTGGAGCAAAAAATGGTAAGAAGATCGGAGACGGTATAGGAAACTTAGTTGATCGATTTGTTCTTACCAAAGAAGAGAAGCAGGAGTTTGAGATGGATCTCAAAAAGCTTTTTATCGAAGCAGAGGCCGACATGCAGCTTAACGTTACTAAGCGATGGAAGGCCGACATGATGAGCGATTCCTGGCTAAGCAAAAATGTTAGACCATTGGTTCTTATATTTTTAGTTCTTAGCACAGTTCTATTGATATTTATTGATGCGGGCAAGTTTAACTTTCATGTGGAAGAGAAGTGGACTGACCTGTTACAGATAGTTCTTATCACAGTTATTGGCGCCTACTTCGGAGGTCGATCAATAGAAAAGGTACGCAAGTAAATGCCACGTAAAGTAGAATCGTTTTACGATTACAAAGGAAAGAAAAGGCGTCCTGGAGTTCACGCTAAATCAAAAACGAGCTCTATTAAGACAAGCAAAAATTACGTAAAGAAGTATAGAGGCCAGGGCAAGTAAAAAGCCTTGGACAACTTTTAGTATATTTGCATTATTAAAATTTAATTTAACATCATGACTAAAATCGCAGAAAACGAATTACAAGAGCTTCAGGGTCTACACGCTGAATTTAATAAGATTAAAAGCCAGCTTGGGGACATTGCTCTACAGGAACACGCTTTGTGCCTGAAGACTGAAGCTATTAGAAAAAGCTTTCAAGACCTTGAAAGAGGCTTGATGGAAAAGTATGGAGAAAACGCAGTAATCAACCTGGAGACAGGTGAAGTAAAGCAGAAAGAAGACAATGGCTAAAATAGAAAATACTACAGTATACCCTACGGTAACCCCCGCATCGGAAGACCTTCTCATTGGAACTGATGTTAGTGATAACAATAAAACGGTAACGTTTCTTGTCAGTGATATATCCGGATCGGGAGGTGTTGCTCAGGGATTGCAGGATGTGTTAGATACTGGCAATACTGCCACTCAAAACTTATCTCTTACGGGTAACATAACTGTAGTAGGAACTATTACACCAACAACATTAACAGCATCTAACGGCTTAGGTACTTCAGGCCAGATACTTTCATCTACGGGATCAGGGCTACAATGGATAGACTCTCCGTCAGTAAGCTGTTGTGACTTAGATAGCGTAATGGCTGTAGGTAATACTACATCACGCGATCTTCTTATTACGGGCAACATTGACATGAGCGGCATTGGCAAAGCACTTAAGCTTACCAATGGCGTTGACATGACTCTTGCTGTTGGATCAAGCATCACGACATCAGATGCAATTAATCTTGGCACAACATTAAACTTTGGTGCAACAACCACGATCAATGATTACTCTGGAGCTACAGGTAGCGCAGGGCAAGTGCTAACTGTTAATGCCGCTGGCACAGGGGTTGAATGGGGTACATTACCAACGCAATCTACACCTACTATTCAGCAGGTACTTACAGCTGGTAATACAGCAACTGCAGTGGGCATTAGTTTCGTAGGGGCGAGCGCCACTACTTTTGATAGCACAGCGAACATCACATCTGCCGGAACAAATGTATGGAGTGGGAACAACACTTTCTCTGCAACGGGCACAACAGCCAGTACAGCAGGTGTTGCTCTTACAGGCACACTATATGATGGAGCATCTGTAGGAACTGCTGGGCAGGTTCTAACAAGCACAGGCACAGGCGTTTCATGGGCATCGACTGCAGGTGTTAGCTCAGTAACTGCTCAAACACCGGGGACCTCCTCAGGTACACCTATTACGATCAGCCCTACATCAGGAGCTGTACAGGTAACATCAAATGCTTATGCTGGAGGATCAAACGTTGGTCATGTACCAGCAGGAGGTACAGCAGGCACATTCCTTCAAGGAGATGGAACATGGGCCGGTAACGGCGGAGGTTTTGCTCAGACTTACAAGTTCTGTAATAACGGAGCATCAATGACGCAAAACAGATACTACACTTTCTTGGGGATTGATGAGGCAGACTTTAGTTCTAAGACCACATCTGCTACAAATGACCTTGGAACCAGTTCGCCTACAGCGGGCACGTATAGCGATATAGACTACCACGCAGGAGTTATATTTTCCAATGGACAGGCAGGATCGTGTGCATCATCAATTGATGTACCTACAGTATGCTCGGTAGACTTTTCGTTGATATGCGATACATCTAAAGAATTTGAAATGTCATTGTGGAAGGTTCAGGAATGCACTAATGCAGCAGCTGTTCTTGTAGCTCAAGGTACTATAAGTACAGGGGCTAACACCCTTGAATGTGTTAGCGCTACTCTTACGGGAGCGAACACGACATTAGATGCTGGATATGGCCTATACTTTACATTGAGATATTTAGATACAGGGTCACTTTCAGTTAAGCTGCAGGGGAAAATCAATATTAAATTTAGTCAATCATAATGAAATGGATATTCGTAAAATATCAATCGGCGCGGACTACAAGTCCGGGGCCATGCACTACCTTGTAGGACAGGACGTCCTGGGTGGATCACACAGCATACATCTCATCCAAGCTGATGATGAGTCCTATAAGATATGGGTCCAGAAGGATGAGGAAGTTTTTATGTGGAAAGAGTTCCGCAAGACATTACCAATATCTTTAGAGTTTAATATTAATTTTTAATGAAGTCACCAACGGATTTTATTGTAAGGCCTTACAATAACCGTAGATACGACAACATTAAAAACATTGGCGGAATGGATTTCGTCACAAGCGTATCTCAGGAAGATTATAAGGCATCAAACAGATTTGCAACTGTAGTAGAGACACCTATCAACTATGATGGACCTATTGGCATTGGGGACACCTTGCTTGTCCATCACAACGTATTTAAGTTTTTCTATGATATGAAGGGAAGGGAGAAAAGTGGACGTAGCTTTTTTAAAGATGACCTTTTCTTTATAGATCACGAGCAGTTTTTCTTGTACAAAAAAGACAGTGAATGGAAGGCTCACGGTAAGTATTGCTTTATAAAGCCAGTGGATGCTAAGGAGTCTTTTATATTCAAAGCTGGCGAAGAGCCATTAGTCGGAATAATTAAGTATATTAATAAGGAGCTGGAAAGCAAAGGGCTAAAAGAGGGTGATACTATTTCGTTTGAACCTGATAGTGAATATGCCTTTCAGGTTGATGGTGAAAAGCTATATCGCATGTTTACCTCAAACATTAAACTAAAGCTGTAGGTGGAGAAGATAGAGGCCTGGTTGGAATGCGGGTGTAAGCTTAAAAAAATAAAGGGCAAGTACAGGTGGGACAGGTGCCCAAAGGCTATTGCCATTTATAAAGAATATGAAAAGACAAAAGATATAAAGTGGCAAGATGAATATAACAGACACTTCAGAAATTAAGAAGAGCATTATTGAAGCCGGTTACAAGGCCGTAAAGCAACTTATAAAGGTTGCTAAAGAAGATATCATTAAGTATGACAAGGATGATGAGCTGGCTGCCGATAGATTAAAGAATGCAGCCGCCACAAAGAAGCTTGCCATATTTGATGCGTTTGAGATCTTAACACGAATAGAAAACGAAAGTGCCATGTTAAATGGCAACACTTTGGAAAAGAAAAGTAATACGCCAAAAGGATTTGCAGAATCAAGATCAAAATAGTATTTACAGGGTAGTCAAAGACTACATACCAAAGAGTGTGCTGTCAAACAAAAACAAGGCACACACATGGCAGTATGGTTACAATAAAAAACATGATGTTGTAGTTATATCTAAGGATGGTACTGTAGGTGAGGTATATGACATCAATGGCGTCAAGGTAGCGCTACCTGCAAAGCCAAAGAACGCTTATAAGCGAAGCGACACTAAAGCTGATCAGTATTGGGAGTCGTTTGAATACCCAAGGGAGCTGAGTCGCATATCATCTATATTCCAGTGGCATGACGCGCCAGATCAATTTAAAAACCAATGGGTTGATTATGTGGAGCAGGAGTTTGATCGAAGAGAGGAAGGCTTCTGGTTCTACAACAACGGCACACCAACTTACATTACCGGCACGCACTATATGTATTTACAGTGGACCAAGATAGACGTTGGACACCCTGACTTTCGCGAGGCTAATAGAATATTCTATATATACTGGGAGGCATGTAAGGCAGATCCACGCAGCTTTGGAATGTGCTACCTTAAGATCAGGCGTTCCGGGTTTTCATTTATGAGCTCATGTGAGGGTGTGAACCAAGCCACGATAACCAAAGATGCTCGTGTTGGCATACTGTCTAAAACGGGATCTGACGCCAAGAAGATGTTTACCGATAAGGTGGTTCCTATATCTAATAACTATCCATTCTTCTTCAAGCCTATCCAGGATGGTATGGATAAGCCAAAGACAGAATTAGCATATCGAGTACCGGCATCCAAGATCACCAAGAAGAACATGTACGACATAGATGAAGAAAGGCTGGAGGGTCTCGACACAACTATTGACTGGAAGAACACATCTGACAACAGCTATGATGGTGAGAAGTTGAAGCTGCTTTTACATGATGAGAGTGGTAAGTGGGAGAAGCCTGAGAACATCCTAAATAACTGGCGTGTAACTAA